TATATGTTCAATACATGTTGTAAAAGGAAGTTGCATATCTTGAGCACGAGCAAGAATGGCAAGACCATCAGCAACGCTCTTAATACCACCTTTATCACTTCCCATAAACTTCTTCAAGAATATCTCGGCTTGTGCTAAGTTTTCTTCTTTAAGAAGATTAAGAGCAGTAAAACCAACATTAACATCATTATGTCTTTTAGCCAAAGATTGACTATTAGCATCTTGATTTGTTTCTATTTTCTCCATATATTCAAAGAGCAACGATTTGTAATAATCACACTGCAAATATAAGAATAATTACTTAATCTGCAATAACAAAATCAGAAAAATTACTATCTACACTATCTATTTCACTATTTTTAATATTACCACTACCAATACTTAATTCTTTATCTCTTAATACTTTTTCCTCTTGCGTACCTTTTATATATATATAGTCCACATTTAACGTAGGTGGCAGCAAAAGTTTATCAAGCCTATACAGATAACTTTTTATGTCTGAACACAATGGAGAGGAAATTAAAATCCTATCTATTTTTACATCAAGTTCTTTATCTGGAGCGTTATTAGTTGAAAGAATATTAATAGTACCACATTCAAACAATTCAATATTAAGTCGTTTTTGAGCAGTAGCAGCCATCATTTTTCTTTCACCTTTATGCTTTCCACTCTTAATATAAATAGGATTTCCATCTACATCAACAGCAGGAATTGATTCAACATTATTATGATAATCACCACAAATAACATTCTCAGACATAGTATTCAAATAATCAGTAATCTTTTTAGCAAAACTACTATGTCTACTAATTATAAGAATTTTCTCATCTTTATGTTCATTAACATAATTAAATATTGCATCAAGTTTAATATTATTAGATGCAATAAGAGTTTGTCTATTACGTATAACTTCATATGTCATAGATGCTCTATCTCTAATACTTACAGGATTGTATAATTCATCAATTTGCCTATTATATTCAATAGACATATCTAATGATTCATTCCAACCATTATCAGTAGCAATTCTATTACATACTTGAACAGCAGAAACATTTAATGCTGAATTACCATAACAAGCCTCTTTAATACAATCAAATGTACCAAATATATTAAGACTTGTAGTAATATATTCATCATAATATTTAAGAAGTTTATAATCTTCACTATCTTCAGGAAGAATAAGTCCAATGCACATTTCCTTTACGGGGGTGCTAACACGAATTGCCTGCATTTGTTGTTCTGTAAAACAATTAAGAACAGGAGCTTCTTTATAAAGAAAAGCATTATCTTCAGAAGTAGACATAAGATTACTAATAACAGCAAGTCTAAACTTACTACTAATAAAACTTGTTTTAATAGTTCCACTAATTTCACTAAGTTTGTATATAATACAAAACATAGGTCGTTCTATATGAATAGCATTATTAAGAAAATCAGCAGTTAAAACTTTAATATTCCTATTATCAAGTAACTTCTTAAATTCAGCATTATTTTCTTCCTCATTTTCTTGATGAGTTAGAAATTCTACTAAATCAGTTCGTTCATTAAATGTTTCAACAACAATAAGAGTTTTAATAGTAGGAGATCTACTATAAACTCGTTGTAGAATGCCTAAAACAAGAACTTTACTATTAAGTTTAGGAGGAACAAAAGCAGTTCCAATACCTTTATTAACACGCCATTCTTGAATAGCAGTCTCAAACATTTGTCCGAGTTCTTCCATAATATCTATTTAATCTGTTTCATCAAACAATGTAAGAAAATCTGTTCCATATTTCTTTAGAAGAGCTTTACCACTCTTAGTTCCTTTAACAGCATTAGCTTTTGTAGTAGGACTAATTCCAAGTTTAATAGGAGAGATAATCTTATATGCTTCATCATAATAATATTTATAATTTATTTTACGTTCTTCTATAGGAACATCATCAAGAGAATTAAGAATTTTAACAGGAAGACCAGAAGCAAGTCTACTTCTTTGTCCAGTTAAATGATGTTCTTTTTGAATTACTACACCATTTGTAGCAACATAAAATCTAACATGTCTTTGACTCTTAATAGAAACAATTTTACCATCAATAACTTTATCATAAACAACTTCAAACTGTCTACCAACATTTTGAGTCTTACAAAAATCAAGTATATCTTTATGTTCTTTAAGAGTTTCCATAACAGGTTTATTATACTCAAAATAATTAAATACTGCAAGAGCAACAACAGGCATATCATAACCTTTCTTAAGTTCCTTAAGATATTGTTTAGGGTCAAATGCACCTTTGAACTCTATTGTACCATCAATTTGAGCATCATAATAATTATTTACGTCACGAGATACAATATGCTTATAACGTTCACCATCAGCACCAATTTTATTAACTCTATTCCACTCATCAGTAATATGCTTAAAAACTTCTTCTTTGTCAACAGGAAGTTTAATAACAATACCATCTGTATTAGCACTAACAACATGAATACCTTCAAGTTCGAGTGCTTCAATAAGTGTCATAGTCATAAGTTGACCATTTATAGTAACTTGCATTTGAGCAAATCTATCATATAAAAAGAACAATTCACTACCAAGTTTACCATAAATAGAATTAATAACAATTTTGAGAGCTTCAGCAGCTGTCTTATTAGGAACTCCTTCAATAACACAAGGGTCATCAAGTTTAGCATGCTTACACTTAACACGTGTATCTTTAAGAAAAGACACTAATTGGTTAAATACTTTAGCATTAAGATGTTTAGGATAAATTCCATAACTAATAATAATACTTGGATAATACGAAGTATAATCCCAATGTACATAAGTATAAGCACCTTCTTTAGACCTAAGTATTCGAGGAGGGTCTTGACTATGTATGCCACCAGTTGCGAAATTATAAATAGTACCATAAAACTCAATAGTTTTATTAAAACTATCTTTATTAGTATGATAAATACTAATTTTCTTCATTTCAGTCAGCATATCTTGAAGCTGTTTAGTCTTAAACTGAATATGAGGAAAAATAATCTTATTAAAACTTAATCGAGTACGTTCAGTACGACCTTTTATAAATTTATCTTTATGAAGACCTGACATCTTACTATAAAAATAAATTACAAGTTTATCTGCAATATTAGCACGAGAACTACATAAAACATTTACATTAAACGCATTTGTAATACTATAACGAAGTTTAACCTCATTAGGTATTTGACGAACCATTTCACAACACACAAATACATCATTTTTATTATAATGAAGCATAGGTTTAACATACTTTGGTAGAACATATCTATCAAAATCATTACTTATAAGTATGTTAAGTTTACTTAGTTCTATACCTCTATAATGGTCTTGTTTACTCCAATAAAGATGATATTCTTCATTATCTATAGGAGGTAGTTTGAAATCAAGAAGTTCATGCCATTTAAGATTAATAGAAGTCTGTTTAAGACTTTTATCATACTTAACACGTTCTCCTGTATCTTTATCAACTACAACACCTACTGAGTTTAATCCATAAACTCTTTGTAAATCAACAGTTGCATAAGGCAAACGATACTTTCTAATAAGTTCTATAGTCTTATCAGCATAAAAAGCGTCTTTATCATCTTGCATACTAATAATCTTCTTACTAAGTTCATAAAGCCATTTAATAAGTTGTTTAGTAGTATCATGACGATTAAATTGCATCATAAAACCAGCAATCATAAGATCATCATAACCTTGATTATTAAAACCAAATAAATCAGTTCTAACTGGAATCTGATAAATTTCACCTTCATCACTTGTTTTAGTGATATAATGAGCTTCCATTCTATTAATATAAGCAACTAATTCAAGAAGTTGCTCATCATCAGTATCAGAAATATAAAATACATCAGACTTAACAGTATCAAGTCTACGCTTAATTTCTTCAACACTAAGAACTTCAGTCAAAGCAATAGGTTTTCCTTTATCATTAACACAATCTTTAAAAACATTAAGATAATCAGCCAAATCTACAAAAGTTACACTAAATAGATTAGGAAATATCTCAACATCCATAGCTTTACTAATTATCATAATATCTTAATTTAGAGATTTATTATATTATACTTACTATAATCTTTATTACTTGCAGAATAAAGAAAATCATTAACTTTAGTAATAAATGTATTAAATTTATCTTTATCAACATATTTGATAAGAGGACTATAATTTGCATAATATAATCTTTTATTATTTGAAACAATAATACTATTTATCAAACTATGTATAGAAGTATGTAGAAATCTATCTACAGCACTACCACATAACATAATATGCTTAAAATCGTAAGTCTTAAAATCTTTTGCAAGATAATATTGACAATTACTAATAATATCATCGTTTATATCACATCCAAGACTTTCATTACAACGAATTAAAGGGACAATGTAGGTTTCCGCTAACTCCCCCGTAAAGGTAATGTGCTGCATTAACACTTCTACTTGCTTACTAAAACTCATATCTTTATGTTTATAAGCATCATAATCTACATTAGGAAGTATAATAAGTTTACCCATAAAAGGATTACCAACTCCTTGTAGATTATGACACTTACTATTGAATAGTCTTAGAGGACAATTATCACATGGATTAATATTCATTCTACATAACCATCATATACTATTATAGTATGTTCAGTAAAATCAATTATAAGTTCATGATTACCTTTCCAACTATTATGATTTTTAGGATTAACTCCTTTATATTTTTCAGCAATAGCATTAAGATCTTCAATAGAATTAATGTCTACTGTTTCTATAGAAGTAAAACCTAAACCATCAGAAGCACGACCAACATCAAATTTCATTAGTATCTATTTAATGTACGTTTACTACCAGGATGTTTACCTTTAGGATTAGTAACACGAAACTTCTGAATTTTATTAAAATGTCTAAGTTCATTAGAAGTTTGTTTATGTGTTACTGTGCCATAAGGAGAGGTTTTAATCCAACCACTTGGTGTACCTTCACCTTTGAAACCAACAACCATTTTTCTCTTATTACGAGAATTAGCATTACGAGAAATATTCATATTTTTATAATTTGGTTTAATTCAATCATAATTACACAATAGTATTTAGTATTTTATCTAAAAATAGTTCTTCACTATAATTACAACTAAGTAAATAATCAACAGCATGTACAAAGAACTTTTTATTTCCAATATTAACAATAAGAGGATTTTTACATTTATACCAAACTTCTTCATATTGAATATAAAGAATACGAGCATTATTAGGATTTTTAATTTCATCAGGATTATGAGTATCATCATCATAATCTATAATGATTGAAATATTTCCTTTAGTATGTTTTGTTCTCATTGTCCAAACTTCATATAAAGTTTATTTTTGCATCTACTACAAGCAACATAAAGTCTACGATTAATGTCTTCAGCATTAGTATACGGATGACCATATTTATCATAAACAATATCATTAACATCTACAAGAACAGTGTCATAAGTAGAACCTTGAGATTTATGAGCAGTTACACTAAACCCATAATCTAAATCTCTACTAAACATTATTTTACCTGTATTGTCAAGTATATTTGTAAGTAGTAGACAGCTTTCTTTGAACTCAAAATATTCTTTCCAACGTTGAGCACGAGTAACACTACGAGCAACTTTAGCATTATGAATAAGATTTTTACTAATCTCAATATATTGCATAATAGAAGCTCTATCCTTATGGTCAATTATAAATAAAGGACTTGTTGCATTACCACCATGAATAGCGATAAAACGAACCATAAATCCTTTAATACCATATTTAGGATGAGTATAATTTACAACATCTTTAAGAATATATTCTTCAGAGTTCTTAATAATACAATCGTTAAATCTATCAACAAGTGTCACATAAGAGATTATCAAATCATTCTTTGTAATAACTGATTTATCAGCATCACTAATAATACTTCCACGAACAACTTTATTCCAAGCAGAAACACAATTGTTGGTATAAGCAACAATCTTAGCAAAATCTACATTATGAGTAATTTGTTCGTCATTGAAGTTATTATAAACAATTTGATTAAATTCAGTAGGACTGCAAACTTTGTAACCTTTAATATTATTACTATCAAAAGCACAACGATTAGTAGTAATATAATTAAGAAAATTAAAAGTTTTATTTTTAACATCATATCGAAGTAAATCAAGAAGATGTCTAATAGGATTATCTTCTTCTTGTCTTACAATCTGAGTAAGTTTGAACAATTCAATTCCCTTAAAAGCAGCACTATATTTCTCATTTACAGGACTTAATTGGGTATTATCACCAACATAAATAAGTTTACAGCCTTTACTCTTACAAATCTTTTCAAGAAAAATACATAGTCCACGAGGTATCATAGAAGCCTCATCAACTATATATAACTTATAATTATCAATCTTAATTCGACCTTTAGGGTCAAAAGGAGGATTGTTAATATCGAATTTTTCTACATCAAAATTAATCTTAAGACCTAAATCAGATTGAAGAGTATTAATATTAATATTCCCCATTCTAATACTTTCATTAAGAACACGACAAGCCTTATGTGTAGGTGCAGAACACCCAATAACACTATAACTTATACCGCAATTTTTAATAAGAGCTTTAAGTAAATAAGTCTTACCAGTACCAGCAGGACCACTTAAAGCTCTCTTAAAATCATTAGGATTAAACTCTGAATTGATAAATTCAATAAGTGCATTATAAGCTTTTCTTTGATCATCTGTTAGACCTAAAGTACTAACAGCATCTTTACCATTTGCTTTACTTATTGTAATATCCATTTCTTTTTAATCTTCATCAAACTTAATTTGATTAATAATCATACTTTCGGGAGCAATAGCTTCTCTTAAATCAAAATAAAGTTTTCCATTAATTCTTACAACATAACCTGCACAAATCCATTCAGGAGCAACAGTTGTATATTGTTCAGGAATACCAGGAAATGGATTAGCTTTGTCTTTAGTACGAATATAACAAATATATCCATGTTTACTTTTAGTATGAGAAAATACTTTTTCTCTTCCTTTAAGTTCAAAAGACTTAGGAGTTAGAGGAAGAACAAGTTGTGCTGGAAGAGAACTTTTTTCAATATTCTTTTGAACTTCAAAAGCAGAAACTCTTACAATAAACTTACCATCCTCTATTTCAACTTTACCAACAGTCTTACGACTAACTTTAGTATAAGCTTTTTCTTTAATAGTCTTATGAGCCTTAAGAGGTTTAATACTTATTTTAAGACCACCAACCATAATTAGTTCTTTTTGTTCTTATTCTTTAATTTTGGTTGTTTCCTTTCTTTTTTTTAATCTGACGAGCAGAAACTTTCTCAGTATTAATATCATAATTACGTCCAATACAAGCATTATGATTCCAATAAAAGATCCAACCACAATAATTACAAAGGTAATCAATTTTACCAAGACGACGAATACCAATATTCACATCTGGGTGACCAATTATAGTTTTAGAACTATAATCAATCTGAGTTACCTTACTAATACTACTTAAACACTTGTTTTCATCATAGCTACGTTTTGCCATTTTACAACAATTTTAATAATTAATAAATAAATAAAACGAGGATTTTCCTCAATAGTAGATAGAGCGTTATCGAAAACATATAGCCTAAGATTAAAATCTTTACTATCTCTATCCTATACAATTAATATACTCTGATAACTATATCATTACAAATTTTACCACGATAATTTGCATAAAGGAAATGTGTTATAGAAGTAACAACACCTTGAATGTGTTTATTATCAACTTTATAATCTATTATATCACCTTTTTGAGGAATATAATCAAGAGTATATCTTTCAATAGTGGTATTATCTTTTATGTCTATAATACTAACCATAAAGTTCTATAATATTTTATTTTTAATTATACAACGTTTGTTTCTAAAAGATGATTAACTTATTATCTAAATGTATTGAAGTCAACAGACAAAGAATTTAGCCTATCTACGCTAATTATATCAAGTCCATATCTTGGCATTCGATTGTCGACAACCACATATCAGCTACTTCTTCATCAAGACAATAATTAATATCATCATCAGTCATAGTAGCAAGTATATCATCAGGAATAATCATAATTTTTATTCTTCATTTAATAATCTTTCAGCATTTTCAGCATTATAAGCTTGACACTTATAATCTTCTTGAGAGAGAATATAACATTTTTCCCAATCATGAAAACACTCTTCACATTGTATTTCAGATATAGTAGCGTTAAATATAAGTTTATCTGACATACAAGTACAAGTATGACACATATTAGTCATTTGTCTTACTATTGGCCTTAACATAGAACGTAATTTCTTTTGTTGTTGTTCAGTATCAACATTGAAATAAATTCCTCCATTAGCTGCAATATGTT